CTATCTGGTGTAGCACCGTATACAAGGATACCATCTTGAATTTTTATTTTCTGAGCCATATATTATGCACCTACCGTTTCGTATATTTATCAAAAGTTATTAAATTGTTTCGATTGACTTTATGGCAGGATACAGACGATATTGGGATTGTGGTCAATCATCGTGGATACAACAATTATAATCAAAGAAAAAGCGCCCCGAAAGGCGCTTTCTGTTGATAAACTATTATTTCGGTGATCGAATTAATAAAATTTCAATGTGGCCGAATTAATTCCGACTTTGGAAAGATAGTCTGCAGCATTACCGAAGCTGTTAGCTGTATTTGTCAATTCCAAGTAACCATAGCGTGTCATAAATGATACGACTGGCTCGAAAGTCTGTGGATCCATAACTGGACCAACGCTCATTAGCGGAATGTATGGGCAGTAGTAAGCTGCGGCATCAGTTTCTGTAGGGCCCTTGTAGCCGATAAGAACTGGATCACCGTCGCTGGCATACTGGTTAACATAAACGCGCATTGTGCTGTTCAATGTACCAACAAACTTGGTGTTTGTAGGTGCTTCAAATGTACCTTCTGTGGTACGAGCGAAGCTCGATGTTGTTGCAGTCTGAAGAATTGTTAACGCGGTTGGCGAAACAACTGCCCAGTTAGCAGCACCACGACGTGTACGTGCAGCAATCAAGTTAGCTTGTTGGTTAATCATAACTGCGAGAGCAGCCATTTCATCACCAACATATGTAGCTGTACCAGATACAGCAGCTTGGTTGAATGTAGTTGGTGCAACTGGGACTAGGCTACCTAACTTGAATAGCATTTCCTGGTCGATTTCAACTGTAATTTCTTGTGCAAGTGCTTGCATAATTTCTGCTTCAATGTCAATACCATGAATAGCATTAGCATCTTGTGCAGCTTCAAATGTCCAACGTGCCGATAGCTTACGTGTCTTAGCTTCAACTGTCTCTTTCAAGATTTGAATACTTAGTTTGTTGCCTGGTACGCCTTCTAGACGTGCTGTGGAAGCGGCAGCAGGATCAGCAACAACTTCGTTACCCGAATATGCCTTAGCAATTTCGAATGGACCAAGTGCTTCTGTACCAGCTGTTACGCCAGCTGCGGTATTCGCATAGCGAACGCGCAATGTGTGGATCTGACCGACAGGGCCTGTCATAGGCTGAACACCCATGATTTCGTTAGCGATAACGGTAGGCATAACACGTCGGATTAGCGGTAGCATCACTTTATTAAGTACAGCGATATTACCAGCTTGTGTGGCTCCTGCAGTAGCCGATTCAGCCAAGTAACGACGAGTGTTTTCAAACACGACGTCCATGGACTGTCTACGGGTTCCTGAGAGACCTTCTAAAAGGGCTTCTTTGGTAGCGCCCCAGTTTGATTCAAATAGCTTTGTTGCCATTGTAGTTTCTCCTAATTACTTTCTAATTCCGGCTAAGGACAAAATATGATTTAACTCCGAAGAATCGACCGACTCTTCTTCTTGAGCGACCTTCGCTCTATTACCTGTATTGGCTGACAATGTCGCCTCTGCTAACTGTACCCTTGCGGTTACAGGTTTACGTTCAGCGGCTTCATTTAGAACGCTTGGCAAATACTTGTTGTACTGCCCTTGCAAGTTCCTAGTCTGAACCGATTCAAGCAATTCTTTCATTACTGCTTTCTTGTCTTTAGACAACGGAGCTAGTAATTCACCCATGACCTTTTGTCTTTCGACCAAATCCTGAGTTGCTTTCAGTTTGCCATCGAGTCCTTCCATAATGCTTCTGCTCTTCTTAACTGTTTCGGTTAATGTAGCAAGTTGCTTATCTTTTGACTCTACGACTGTTTGTAACTTCTTAAGTTGTGTACCTTCGTTTAGGTACGACGTCATGAATTCAGCTGCAACACTTTCAAAAATCTTGCGGCCGAAATCGTTTTCACGGGCGACACGAATGTCTTCCTTGAATTGACCAATTTCAGTGCGTAGTGTCTTCTCAATGTTAGACTCGATAATCTGAGCTGCACGCTTAATAAACTGTGCCTTTGTTTCTTGTAGCTGCTGCTTACCTTCAGTAACCATCTTGACTTTTTGTTCTACTAGAGATTTCTTGTCAACACGGAATTCACGAATTTCTTCAGCAAGTTGTTTCAATAGGAAGTTCTCTAGTTTCTTGAAGTTTTCCTTCATTACTTTCTTTTCAGAATAGAACTCTTTCATTTCCTTTGCTACTGCTTCTGTGATGAATTTGTTTAGCATTCCTGTGTGCTCGACCAACTTGCTCTTGTAAGCAATGCGTTCGGTGACAAGTTTTCTCTTGTCTTCGGCGAATTCTTCGAGTTCAACGCGGACTTTATCTGTTAAGAATCGATCCATTGATTCTACTAGTGTTCCCTTGTCGTGTTCAAACTTGCGAGCGAATTCCTCACGGAGTGTCGCAGCAACTTCTTCACGCGCTTCAGAAATCTTTGTATCCCATAATCCAACTATCTGATTACGGACATCTTCGGATAGTCCTACGCTTTCGCTCAAGATCTCATCAATTTTCTTTGCCATCTTGAGTTCCCCTTAAATTTTTAACTCTTGAATAAATCTGTGAAGGTCCTTAACAAGCTGTTTCTGAGCAGCAGCCTCTGTCAATGCAGACCTTGCGGTATCCATGACATTATGACCACCCTTCATGTTATAAAGACTTTCATATATTGTTCTAGGAAACGCATTTGGTGCGCTTGGTTGCGCAACGATGTCAACTGTAACAATTTCAAATTCTGAAACTGCACCGTCATCACCGACGTTTCCAGAACCACGGGAAGAGACGCCCAACTTTGCGCCCGATTGGAGCAGTGTCTTTACAATGCCACCCATCGGAGTTGCAACAATCTTCAACTTTCCGTATCCGTCTGCACCATCCATCCACATTTCTGTAATGAGGTGACTCACGCGGTCAAGGTTAATGGAAAGCTCTTCCGGATGGTCGAGCTCTCCCATAACTGATTGACCTGCACTTAATTTTTCTGTAATGGAATTTACAGCCCTGGCTATCTCTCGAACAGGATAAACGCGCTGATTTTGATTCTTCACGTCGCCCTGGATAAAGATTCCTTTCATGCAGAGATCTTTACCACCAGACTTATTATCTTCTTCTAATAATTGAACGTGTGCCTTATCAAATGATAAGAACTCGTACAGTTTATTCGCCATAGCCATTTTCATTCCTTAGGCTGGCTTATTGGTTAGAGGAGACTTAGTAAATCCAGGACCTGCTGACTTACCGCCCGTATACTTAGGATCAGTTCCTGCCGCAATGCCGGACTTCTTAGGAGCAACATTTACGTTGTCTGTAGATGTGTCATCCTTTGCAGAATCTCCATTCCACTTACCATATTCACCACCTGTTGGTCCGCCACCGAGGATGTTAGTTGGCTTTCCGCCATAGTCTTTACGTGGAGGAATGTTAGTAAACGATGACTTGGTCTGTTCAGCACCAAGTGGTGTGTTCTTACCAGTACCTACAAGCTTTGCTGTACCACGTTGGCCAGTATCAGGTGTCTTGTTTAGAAACTTTGTTTCTTCGGCAACCTTATTACCTTGCTTCTTAGCTTGTGGTGCTACAGGAAGCTTTGCAGTCTTGTTCTTTTCGAACATAGTCGCGACTACTTCGCCGACAACTTTTTCTTCTGCGCCACCGCCGAAATCAGGCATTCCGCCTTCGGCGCCCATACCGGCATCAACTGGTTCTACTTCGTCTTCGCCGCCGAATTCACCGCCTAGGTCTGCGTGATTTGGCTCTTGCATTTCTTCGCCCATCAATGCGTCGAATTCTGCACGTAGTTCAGCAAGTTGAGATTCTAGATCTTCAACACGCTCTTCTGTGGTGCCTTCGCCCATTTCGTCGTCCTCACCACCGAATTCGTCGCCCATTTCGTCGTCTTCGTCGCCTTCACCTTCGCCGGCTTCACCGTCGTTAAGTTCATCAGCATCAACCTCGTCCTTATCGGTCTTGATTTCATCTGTGAAATCTTTATTAGGTTCGCCACCAACTTCATCATCTTCCTCG